ACTACAGCCGTGTACCGCGATAGCGCGGATACCAAGGATCGCATCACCGCCACCGTGGACGCAAACGGCAACCGCACTGCGGTAACGCTTGATCTTGCCTGATGTTTGGACACCGCTACTTTGGCGCAAGACACTTCGGGCCGAGATATTGGGGGACGGGGGCATCTTCGCCGATTCCTCCAGTTGCAGTACCCCACCTTACTTGGGGATCGTTTAGCAGGCTGTCGGATAGGTTTCGTGGGCGCATTCCAAAACGCATTTGCGAAATTATCGAAGAAGTTGCAGAGCAAGAACAGCCTTTGCCGCAGATTGCTCAAGATGGCGGAAAAGCGGAATCCTACTATAAACGTATTGCAGCGCAGCAGATCAGGCGAAAAGAGCTTAAGCTTCGCGAGGAACTAAAAGAACATGGCATTGCATGGAGAAAGATTTACCTTGAGGCACTGATGGAAGCCATGCGCCGCGAGGATGATGAAATGGCTATTTTGTGCATTCTGGCGTGTAGTTGACAATCCAGATAAACAAGAGTAAGTTAGCGCTTACACCTCTCGGCGGGTTTACACCGTGGTCATTTGGGAAATACCATGACAGATATTGCAGATGTCACCGTTGTTGAAGTTGAAACGCCCTCGGCTGCGGAAGTCGTGCCTCCTACTGAAGAACCTGTTGCTCCGGTAGAAGAAGAAGTCAAACAGGCGGAAACGCGAACTTTTACTCAAGAGGAGCATGAGCGAGCGATCCAAGCAGCAAAAGCAAAGCTGGAACGAAAGTATGAGCGAGAGCTAAGGCAGAGGCTGGAATCTGAAAACGAGGCATTGCGCCAACGTTCAGAACCAAAACCGGTTGAGGCTCCGGGCAGGCCAGAGCGAGAGCAGTACAAGGACGACATTGACTACATCCGCGCCGAAGCTCGGTGGGAAGCAGATCAAAGGTTCAAAGTACAGCTTGAACAATGGAACGAACAAAACCAAAAGCAAGCACAAATTCGTCAGTTTCAGGAAGTAAAACAAACTTACGAAAAACGTGCAGCCGAGGTTCGCCGGGAAAATCCGGACTTTGACGAACTTGTTAAAGACCCCGATCTACCAATTAGCGAGCCAATGGCGGTTGCAATTGCTTTGTCCGACAACGGCCCGAAACTTGCGCTTTACTTGGCTAAAAACCAAGACGAAGCGGAAAGAATCTATCGACTTCCTCCTGCTTTGGCACAAATGGAACTTGGAAAGCTGGAAATGAAGATTTCCGGCACGACTCCAAAGAAAATTTCAACTGCACCAGCACCACTAGGCACCGTCAATAGCACAAAGGCAATCGTTGCAGACCTTTCCAACCTCTCCCAAGAGGAATACGAAAAGAAGCGGCGAAAGATGGGCGCAAGGTGGTAATTTAGGAGACCGTCATGGCAAATACCCTTGTAACAAGTAGCATTGTTGCCAAGGAATCGCTTGCGATTCTGAAAAACATGCTTTCCTTTTCCGCGAATGTGAATCGGGATTGGGAAGATGAATTCACGAGCAACAAAAGCCGTGGTTACGCCCCCGGCGCGACCATCAACATCAAAAAACCCCCACGCTACACCTATCGTGCCGGTCGTGTTGCAGTGCCGCAAAGCACTGTCGAAACGACTGTTCCGCTGACGCTTTCGCAAGGCGGTTGCGACATCAACTTCACCAGTTTTGAGCGAACCCTTTCGCTGACGAAACTGGAGGACAAGATTCGCGCTGCGATGGCCCCCGTAGCGAACGAGATTGACCGCCAAGGATGTCAGTTGGCGCACTATTCGACCTTTAACCTGATTAACGCAGCCGGTACGGTTCCAACGACCCAAGCCCTTGCGGTACAGGCAATGACGGACTTGAATGCGCGCTTGGACAACATGGCCGCTCCGGTGAAGGACGGAAACCGCAACTTCATTATGAACCCCAAGCTAAACGGGGCCATGATTCAAGGTTACGCGGGCCTGTTCAATAACGCGGAGCGCGTGAGCGGTCAGTACAAGACCGGCTACATGCAAGATTCGTTTGGCTTGCATCCGGGCATGGATCAGTGTATCGACACCCACACCAACGGCGCAGCTACCGCGACCAACATCAACGGCGCAAACCAGACCGGCTCTACGATTACCGTGGTTGCTGTTGCTGGCGGTACGTTGACTCGTGGTACTGTCATCAACCTTCCGGGCGTGTTTGCAGTCAATCCGCAGACCCGTACCTCGACTGGTGACTTGGCCGACTTTGTTGTGACCGCAGACGTTGCTTTGGGTGCTACCTCGATCCCGATCAGCCCGGCGATTACCACAACCGGCGCGTTCCAGAACTGTTCCGCATCCCCGACCAACGGCTCGCCGTATGTCATTCGCGGTGCAGCTTCTACGTCCTACGCAACGAACATCGCGTTCCACAAGGATGCTTTCACCTTGGCAATGGTTCCGATGTTCCAGCCGCCAGAAGGCGCAGGCGTGAAAACAACCACGCAATCGTCTGATGGTTTCACGTTGAAGGTGACGGAAGGCTACGACATCATCAACGACAACTCCATCATGCGTATTGACGTGCTGTTTGGGTGGGCTGCGACCTATCCCGAACTCAGCGCCAAATACTATACGGTTTAAGGAGAACAACATGAGTGTTACACTTCTGCGAGCTTACGCCGGTTACGCATCCGGCACCGTTGTTACCCTGCCGGACTCGACCGAATCTGCGTTGATTGCACAGGGCTTGGCAACCGCATCGCTGACGACTTCGTTTCCGTCAGTGGCCGGTGCGCCGAACGGCTATGTGACCCAAGGCGGCAATATCGCCGTGGCAAACCAAGCCGGTCAAACGGCATTCACGTCCACGACTATGCAGGGGCCATCTATCCTGTGCAACATGCCGCTTGGAACCGCCGCGCTTACCGCTGCCGGTGCCTCGTCGGTTCATGTGGCAGGAACGATGAACCTTTCCGAGATTTACATTCCACACTGGAATACTTGGAAGGGATTGGCAGTCCTGAACGGCACCATCGTAGGTACTGACAACATGCTTGTGGCGCTTTATAGCTCCAACGGCGCATTGCTTGGTAACTCCGCTGTTGCCGGTACGGTATCGGCTGGCGCTTCGACGTTCCAGAACCGTGACTTCCTGACGCCGCTCACGCTGCCGCCCGGTCGTTACTTCTGTGGCGTTCAAAGCAACGGCACCACGGCGACCAGTAATAAGTTTGTTGCCGCCAACGGTGTGAACGTCTTGACTGCTGCTCATACCGGCACCTTCGGTACGGTTCCAGCAACCATTACCGTTCCGACGACGTTTACCACTGCTGTTGGGTGCGTCTGCCAGTTGTATACTGTGTAGAATCAATGACTTACGATGGTTATTCCCAAGGCCCAGAAATGGGCTTTGGGAGTTTTTAGATCGTGCAGCCGTTATGTAATTTTCTTTTGGCCGAAAGGTATGCGTTATGCGCTTCTTCTGGCGATCCAAAGCAACCACGATCGACGGTGCGTTGATTGACAGTAATTCGCGCTCTCCAGCTACCTCGTATCTTACTCACCCCAAGATAGCCGCTTGCATTGTTTTTTTGCGCAACCCTACGGTTTTGACAATTCATCAACGTAGAGCCATCGCGCAGATTTTCTATACCGTTCCCCGCTTCTTTGCCGCGCTTGTGGTCAATGTCATCTTTCGGCCATTCGCCGTGGACATAAAACCAAGCCAAGCGGTGCGCCAGATATTGATGTCCGTTGATGCTGACATACCAATATTTTCTACTAGCGTGAAAAAAACCCGCCTCCATTCCGGCTTTCCATCTTTTGCCGGTATCAATTTTCCGCGTGAAAACCCCTGTCACTTCGTCGTAATGAAGAAGTTCTTTCAGGCGTTCATGGGTGATTGTATAATTCAACCTGCTCATCTGTCGTTCTCCAGTAACGATGGGTCGGGAAGTGATGCCAAGGGGCGGAAACCTCTTGGCATTGCGCATTATAGCATGGTGACGTAATGCCTATATCCACGTTGTCAGGCACGCCGGTTGCCGCTTCTGCCATCATTGACCGCGCCTTACGGCTGATTCAGCAAATCAGCCCCGGAGTATCCCCGACCACGGATGAATACGCCGCTGGTCTAATTGCGCTTAATGGCCTGTTGGATGCGTGGCGCAATGAAAGCCTGATGTGCATCGCCACTCAGGATGAGTCTCTCACGCTTGTAGCTGCGCAGACCTCCTATACCATTGGATCATCCGGCGATCTGAATACCAATCGTCCGGTGCGGATCAATAACGCCTATGTGACCTATCAGGGCGTGAGCTTTCCGGTCGAGCTTTTCACAGACATTCAGTACCAATCCATCGTCTATAAGTCGCAGGCCGGTACATTCCCGACCGTGCTTTACTATGCCCCGAATCAGCCGCTAGGAACCCTGTACCCGTGGCCCATCTGCAACACTACCGGAGTAGTTCTCCATCTGAACACTTGGACGCCAATCCTGTCCTTTGCGACCACGGCGACCACAGCAACATTTTCTCCCGGCTGGCAGGATGCGATTACATTCGCGCTTGCGGTTGCCCTTGCGCCGGAATACGAGTTTCCGGTAACTCCTGACCTTCGTGAGCTTGCGAAGAACGCGAAGAAGAATGTCCAGATTGCCAACAGCGTTACACCAGTTTCTACGTTCGACGGAACGCTTCTTCAACCCTATCGCTACAACTGGCTGACAGGTACTTAATGGTTCGCATCCCAATAGCCACAAACCTTGAATCAAGGGATGGCAGTACCGCCAAGGACGCGCAGAGCAAAAACTGCACGATAGAGGTTATCGACCCTCGCGCGGGTAGCAAGAAGCTCCGCAAGCGTCCCGGATGCTCTGATTACGGCCTTGTAAAGACCGGAGTTGCCCAACTACTGTACTACTGGAATGGCATCAAGGCGATTACGGCGGATTATTTTTCTTCGGTTGGCATTGCGGTATCAACTCAAACCACAGCTACCTTGAACCCCGCCGACAAGGACGCGAACATCACGTTAAGCGGCGGAAACTTGACCGCCACAAATCCGAATACCAATGCAGCACATGTTCGGGCTACGGTAAGCGTTTCGACGGGAACTCTGTATTTTGAGGTAACACAGACCTCCGCTACCCCAGGAGGCCGGGCGGCGGTAGTTGCGAACTCTACCTTTGCGCTGGGAAGCGCGGCGGGCGCGTCGGTCAATAGTATTGCCTATCTGTCAAACCAGATAATCAATAACGGAGTTTCGGTGGCAACAGTAACACAGCCAGTCGCAACCGATATTGTCGGAGTGTTGATTGACGCCACCGCAAGAACCATAAACTTTTATCTGAACGGCGTATTCCAATATCAGGCAACCGGCGCAAATGTACCTGTTGGCGCTTTGTTTCCCACGGTGTACGTCGAAAAAATAGCTGGCGTCAGTGGAGTTGTTACGGCGAACTTCGGTGCGACCGCATTTTCGTACACGCCTTCAAACGTAATCTCAGTCAACCTTTCCTCGACAACTGCCTCCCTTCCATTCTCCGCAATGGACAACGGTGCAAATGCTGGTACTGACTACCTGATGTTCAAGAATGCGAGTCAGGCTTGGACGTTGGTTCCGTCCGGAACCCCTACACTTATCACTGACGTAGATTACCCCGGAATATCGACGGTAAACGTAACTCAGATCACAAGAAGCGGTAGTGTCGTTACTGTCCAAACCCCTACTGACACAAACTTTCAGGTTGGTAGCGCGGTAACGATTGCAGGTGCCACACAGCCAGAATACAACGGCGTCCAAACAATCACCGGGGTTACGGCGTCCAACGTTCGCCCTGCGGTATCCATTCCGATCACAATCACCAGAAACGGAACCACTGCAACAGCTACCAGCACGACGCAACCGCATGGATTTTCAAATGGTCAGGTAGTCCCAATTCAGGGGGCAGACCAAGCGGAGTACAACGGCGACAAAACGATCACTTGGATTTCCGCGACGCAATTTAGTTTTACCGTAACCGTCACAGGAACCGACGCAAGTTCTCCTGCTGGCGGAAGCCCGGTCATTGACCCGTACCCACTTGTGATTACGGTCACAAACACCGCTGCGGCTACGACTACCTTCAACTGCGTTTACACAAAACAGGAAGATCAAGGTTGCTTGATAAATGGGCAGACGTTCACATCGAACTTTGCTGGAATGGGGACGTGTACCGTCTCGTCACCGGCAACCGGAAGTTTTGTCCTTACGTCTACCGCGTGGAGTGGGTTTCAGGTTCCGGGAACGTACACAATTACTGTGTTCCCAACGTCGCCAAGCGTATCGACGCTGACTCAGGCGAACGGGCTTGCTACGCTAACGACGACTGCGGCGCACAACTACAAAACTGGTAAAAAGATTTCGGTCAACGGTGCCACGCCAATCGTTTACAACGGCTCTATTGATGGCGGAATCACGGTCACTGGAAGCACAACATTTACCTATCCACTACCGGGTGTAAATGCAACACCAGTAACACCGGCCACCGGAACGATTGTTGCGGGCGATCCTGCGCTAATCACGGGGGCATCGTTTACCTACTCAATTGCCACAACTCCTGCAAGCCCCGCGACCGGCACAATCACGGCAACAAGTGGCAGAAACACGGTGCCCGGAATTGCGTACATCAATGGATATTTCATTGTCATGGACGTGAACGGGGTTATCTACAACTCCAATACTGACCGCCCAACAGAGTGGGACGCCCTCAATTACACCACTGCGAACAACATCCCCGGTGCTGGGGTGGCGCTTGCTCGATCCGCTGACTACATCATCGCTTTTAAGGAGTGGTCAACAGAGCCTTACTACGACGCAAAAAACGCCGTAGGCTCCCCACTATCTCCATATGAAAGTGGGCGCTCACTAATTGGATGCGCAAACGGGTTCTCTGTTGCTCAAGTGGATGGAATGATTGCTTGGGTTGCTCAGGTCAGGGAGCAGGGCCGAAGCGTTTACATGATGCGCGGTGTCCAGCAAACGAAGGTATCGACGCCAGATGTAGAGAGAATCCTGAATGCGGACGCCCTTACAACGGTCTATTCGTATGGTCTAAAGCTAGATGGTCACTCCCTTTACCTGCTGACGCTGGTAGCGAGCAATCTCACGCTTGTCTATGACATATCGTCTCAGCATTGGTATCTGTGGACAAGCTACACGCTTGGGTCATCTGTTGGCGGAACAATCAGCATCACGAGAGACGGAAGCACAGCCACATGGACTAGCACCAATCCGCATGGCGCGTCGGATGGTGATCCTTTCCTGATTAGCGGATGCTCGCAGTCTGAGTACAACGGAATCTTCCAGATTTCGTATATCAGTTCCACGTCCTTTTCGTTCCAAGTTACCGGAACCCCGGCGACACCGGCTACCGGAACACCTGTGGGAAAGCCGTACACCGAGTCCTACTTCAAGTTTACCGAGTATGCAGACTGTGGCGGACTAAATCTGATGCTCCACGAATCGGATGGTCACTTGTACAAAATAGACTCAAGTTTGGCTCAAGACGCCGGAATCCCCATTAACTACTTAGCCCGCTCACAACGGCTCGATGGGAACACAAGTCACCGAAAGACGATGGGTCGAATCACCCTCATTGGTGACACCGTTTCCGATACGGCAATGATCCGCTGGTCGGATGACGATTATGTTAGCAATCGCCCATACCGTAGGGTAGACTTGGCGGCGCAGAAACAAATGGTCAGGCAGTGCGGCGGCTTCATAGATCGCAGCATCGAGGTCAAGCATATCGGGAACACAAAACCGATCTGGAGTGAAATGGAGTTGGAGATAAAATCATGAGCGATGTTGGCGATGTTGGCGATTTTGGCGGGTGGGGGCTTGGTACAGAGGTTGGCCCGATGGCGGGTTCTCAGTGGAGCAAATCCGACTTAGAGGCGTTGCGTGCGCTTGGAATCCTCCCCGATGGTATTGGCGGGTTCAAGTACGGACAGCAAGGCGGATTCCCATCTGAGTATGGCGGTTCTGGCCTTGAAAAACTTCAAGGCAAGACCTCTGGCGGTGGCCCCGGAACAACCTCTGGCCTTGGCGCTCAATCTCCCGATTATTCGTCCCTAGGTGGGTCTAGTTCTCGATCTTCTTCTGGCGGATTTAGTTCGGACGCCCAAAAGCCGCACGATATTGGCAAAAAAGACAAAGACCCTTTTGGATTTGGCTCCCTGTCACAAGCAAACAGCACTCCAAATCTTATAGCTGGTGTTGCGCCCGGTTTGTTTTGGGATGCGCGGGATCGGATGCTTGGGCAAAGGCGAAACATGCTAAACGAGCCAATGAAAGACGTGGAATATGTCAAGCCGTCCTATACCAGTCAACCCAATCCATACACGATGTCACCCGAAACAATCTCAAACGCAATGGCTGGGAGAAACTTTCTTGAGCAACTCTTGCGAAGCAGGGGCGGACGATGAACTCACTCTACGGAAATAAACTGAACGATCTGATTAGCAACCCCGGAAGTTTCTCTGGAACTCCCGGTTATCAGTTCGCACTCGATCAGGGGCTTCAAGCAACCCAACGTGGATTGTCATCGCAGCGCGGATCAGGAAACCAGCTTGCCGCACTGATGGATCGCGGCGTAGGAATGGCAAGTCAAAACTACTTGGACTATGCCAAGTTGCTTGGCGGGCTTACCGGACAAGAGCAGCAATACGACCTTGGAGAGCGAAACGCCGCGAATGTTGCCGATAGGAACATAAACGACTTTAGCCTTGGTAAGTTGGGCCTTGGAAACTCTGCGCAAAAGAGCTTTTGGGATTATGACTTGGGCAAAGAGGCCAACGCGATCAACTTGGCAAACAACCAAAACAAGTTCAATCTAGCAACCGGCAGCAACAGGAAAATGACCGATTGGAGTTCTTCGTCTTTGCCAACTAGCAACGCGTGGAACAAAGGATGGTACTAATGGACAACTACCTTGCTCAAATGCTCAATGGTGGAAAGTATCCTCGCAACATCGAGGATGATTTCGCATTGATGAAAAATGCCGGGTGGGGTGGTAATGATTCATTGCCAGAAGGCGTTACTCAGTTTGACCCAATGGCAACCGACTCCAGACTTGGCAACCTGCCGGAAGTTGCTCGCCAGAAAAATGCTTTGGACGCTCTTTTCCAAGGCGCTTTGCTTGGTGGCGATTTGGACAAGGCTTCACAGCTTGCGAACACTCCGCAGCATCAAGCGATGCTTTCTGCCGCCTATGCCGACCGCATCAACAGCCAAGACCGCCGCGCCCGCATGGATGCCGGAAAGCAATACGACGCACCGACTGACCGCGTTGGTGACTTTCAAAGAATGCAGGACGCCAACGTTGCCCGCGCAATGCGCAGGATGACCGCTTGTTGAAGATTCGCGCCGCAAACGACGCAAGCCAAAAGACTCAGGCTGAAATCAAGAACCTTTCCGTTAAAGCGGCAGCGCCCGCAGATTGGGAATTCAAGGATGGTGTTTTGTTCAACAAAAGAAGTGGCCTGTCACAGCCGCTTATGGGCGGCAGCAAGGCGTTTAATGACGAACTGGCAAAGCTGGATGCAAAAGAGCTTGATGACATGCGCAACGCCGCAATGAAAGCAAACACGGGATTACAGCGCGTCGCTCAAATGAAGGATTTGGTTAGCAAGGGGGTTTATTCCGGGTCATTCGCAGAGGGCCGCGTTGGTGTTGCAAACTTCTTCAATTCATTGGGCTTTGATTTTGACAGTGAAAAACTTGCAAACTCACAGCAGTATTTGAAGCACGCAAAAGAACTGACGCTTTCCTTGCTGAAAGAGGGCGTCGGAACAAATCAAATCTCCAATGCGGATTTGACCTTTGTAAATCAGACCGTTCCGCAGCTAGAAACAAATCCAGCCGCCAGAAAAGCGTTGCTGGACTTCATCGAGGGAAAGCTGCAAAGCTCTGTTGATAGGTTCTCAAAAGCAGATGAGTTTGCTCGCGCCAATGGCGGTTTGCGTGGATTCAAATACCAAGGCAATGCGCAAACATTGAGCGGGGCTATGGGTCAGGCTTCTGGATCAATACCGGAAGCCGCAGTTCAGCACTTGAAGGCAAACCCGCAACTAAAGGCAGACTTTGATGCGAAATACGGACAAGGCGCGGCAGCTAGGGCGCTAGGAATGTAAGTGGCAAATCCATTCGATCAATTTGATTCTACACCCACTGGCGGCAACGCATTCGACCAGTTTGACGCTGCTCGCCCTACTGGTGATGACGTTCCGCTTGCCGATAAAATTTTGCGCGGAGTTGCCCTTGCAGGTCGCGCCGTAGGTGAATCTGCCGCTGGACTTGCTGACCTTGCATCAATGAGCAACCCCGGTGCACTGATAAGCAGAATGACCGGAAAGCAGCCATCCATCCAAGACAGCATGAGTCGCACACTTGATATTCTCGGCGCTTA